AGTGAGTAAACCGCCATGTCCGGATTCGTCGCCCACATCCCGCCGCAGGCCCTGGCCGATGAACAAATCGGCAACGAAGCCTTTTTTCCCGCCATCAGCACCGCGCAGCTGCGCGCCATCGGCCGCTTCGATGGCGCCATCACCCCGGACGTGCTGCGCGCCGCCATCGTCGCAGCCCTCATTCACGTCAACGACCAGCTGAGCACGTGGGCGCTCGCCCAGCAGCTGCTCGGCAGCGCCACCCTCGCCGACGTGCCCGCGCCGCACATCGCCGGCCAGTCTGTGCGCCTGCACGCCTACCAGCGCGCCATCGCCAGCGCCGCGCAGGCGCACATTGAAGACACCCGGCGTGCGCAAGGCACCCTGCCCGCCGGCCTGGGCAAAGGCGATCGCGTACTCGAAAGCGTAGGCCTGCGCACCAGCGACCACTGGCAGGCCATGCGCCACGCCATCGCCGACGTTCAGAACCGCATGCGCGAAACCGTCACCCTGATCTAGCGCCATGCCCGCCGCAACCCTCACCACGCGCACCATGCACGCCCGCCAGGGCGACACGCTCGACGCCTTGCTGCACCGCCACACCGGCCGCACAGCAGGCAACACCGAAGCCACCCTCGCCGCCAACCCCGGTCTGGCAGACCTGGGCGCCGTCCTGCCCATGGGCACCGCTGTGCGCATCGCCACCACCCCAGCCGCGCCGCGCGAACTCATTCAACTTTGGGACTGACCATGACCACCTTCATTACCGCCCTCGCCATCCTGATCGGCCTGCTGATCGGCGGCGCCATCGCCCTGCGCGCATGGATGTCCGCCGGCGACAAGGCCCGCGCCGAAATCGACGCCCTGCCCGATGTGCCGGGCCACCTCAAGCCCGCCATCATCGACTGCATGGATCAGGCCGAAGACGCCGACAAAGCCACCTGGCCCTACGACCTCACGGCCCCGCTCGTCATGCTCGTCGCGCTCGCTTTCACCAAGCGCGATGCCGACCGCCTGCCGCGCCTGTTCCGCAAGTGGGACAACAACGTCAGCCTCAATGGCGACGGACACGGCTGGCGGGATGCCGAAGGCAACTGGCACCATGGCCGCGACGGCGCCGTGCCGCCGCCCGGCACGATCATGCTCAGCTACAGCGACCCAGCCTACGCCGGCGACGCCTACTACGCCGAGGGCCACCACCCCCGCAGCTACTGGGCGCGCTACATCTGGGTCGGCCTGCGCAACCGTGCAAGTCAACTCTCTGTCGACAAGGGTCGCGACGTTGCCGCCCGCCCCACCTGCATCAGCGGCAGCGCCGACATCAGCCGCACCCGGCCCGGCCACTTCCTGCTGAAGCAAGGCGACACCTACCACTACAAGAGCTTTCGCAACATCGGCCCGTTCTGCCTGATCCGCAGCTACGGCTACAAGTTGGAGTACGCGCTACACCGCCCCGAAGGCCAATACGGCCGCGTGCCCGCCGTCGCCATCGGCCGCAGCCTTAAGGGCAAGAAGTGAACCCCGCACCACTCGCCGGAACATGGCCCTGAATGCAACCGCCACCCTCCACGCCGGATCGTTCGTCGCGGCCATCGTCAGCGTCTTTGTCACGCAGCCCATGGCGCGCGCCATGGGCGTTTATTCGGGCATCTTCATCGGTGCCTGCCTGGGCGCGGCCATCGCCGTCTACATGGCCAGCAACACCACCGTGTGGCGCGCAGCGGGCCTGTTCGTGGTGATGTTCGGTGTCTCGGTCATCGGCACCGTCCCTGCGGCACACCTGATCAATCGCACCATGGGCACGCTGCATGCCAACCTGCAGTTGCCAGAACTCGAGCCGCTGATCTCGCTGCTGTCCGTCGTGTTGGCCGCCATCGGCACCCACTGGCCGCGCGTCGCGCGCAGCGCCTGGGGCGCGCTGCTGTGGGTGTTCCGCCGGCGCTATGCCGGCCCGCCGCCGCAGGATCGGCCCACGCCAACGCGCCCAATGGAAGGGCCTCCCTATGACTGACTCGCAGGTCTTCGACAAGTCGATCGAACTCGTCACCGCCTACTTCCAATTCAAGGAGCGCGGCATCGCCATTGACGCCGGCACCGTGGTCGACGTGCTGATCGCGGCCATGTCCATCATGGTCATCGTCATCTGCCTGTGCCGCATCGCCAGGCTCGATCACCGCACCACCCACCCCGTCATCGGCGGCGCCTACATCCTGCTGCTCACAGGCGCCTTTTGCGTCGGCGCCGCGCCGTGGCTGTTCGAGCAGCGCCAGCTCTTCGGCATCACCGAAGTGCGCACCGGCGCGCTGATCTTCATCGTCACCGTCATCGCCCACCTCTTGTCCGGCTGGCGCGAATGGATCGGCAAACAACCGCGCTTCACCCAGTCCGGCCGCATGCCGCTCGAAACTTCGGAGCCTCACGATGCAACTCAGTGAACGCAGCCACCAGCGCCTTCAAGGTGTGCACCCCGACCTGCAGCGCATCGTCCTGCTCGCCGCCACCCTGACCGACACCGACTTCATCATCACCGAAGGCCTTCGCACCGTCGAACGCCAGCGCCAGCTCGTCGCCAAGGGCGCCAGCCAGACCATGAACAGCCGCCACATCACCGGCCATGCCGTCGACCTGGCCGCCACGGTGGACGGCGAAGTGCGCTGGGACTGGCCCCTGTACCACCGGCTGGCCACCGCCATGAAAGAAGCCGCCCGCCAGCTCGGCATCCGCATGGTCTGGGGCGGCGACTGGCGCAGCTTCAAGGACGGCCCTCACTTCGAGCTTGATCGACACGTCTACCCATGATCCTCACCGGCCTCGTCACCATGCACTGCGCCGCCTGCTGGCTGGTCGCAGCCTCGTACTGGAGCGACCTATGCGCACCCTCATCCTGATCGCCCTCGCCTTGCTGTCTGGCTGCGCCAGCGGGCACAACTACGGCGGCGCGCTGCTGCTCGGCATTTTCCTGCCCGACCCGAATGAGCTGACGGCAGAAGACCGTGACATCATGGCGCGAGAGCAGGCCGAGGGGTTGGAGCGCGCCCGCGCCCAAGGGGTTGGCCAATGACCTGGGGCACCCTCGCCCTCGCCTTCGTGCGCAAGAACTGGCAGGCCTTCGCCATCGCCGCCGCCATCGGCGCCGCCTGGTGGTGGCACGCCAGCACCGTCAACGCCGCCGCCAAGGCCGCCGAAAAAGCCACCCACGCCCACTACGCCGGCGTGCTGGCCAACATCCGCGACCTGACAGCGCAGGCCGCAAAAGATTTCAGGGAGCGCGAACAGAAAGCGCAGTCAGCTATAGAAAAGGAAGCAAAAGATGGGCAAACCAAACTCGACCGCGCGCGTGCTGATGCTGCTGGCGCTCGCACTGCTGCTGCCGGCCTGCGCCAGCAACTCGACGCCTACCGCCGCGCCGCCGCCCGATCCGCCACGCATCCCGGCGCTGCCACAACAGGCATTGACCAGCCAAGTGCAACCGCCATTGATTTGCTCGCCAAGTTGCTCGAAAGGCATACAGAAGAGCTTGTCGAAGTCGGGGGATACGCTGACCAACTTCGAGCAGTCGGAGAAACCTGCGAGCGCGCCTACGATCAAGTCCAACAAGCCTTGAACGACCATGCTCAAACTCGATAGCCTGCGCGCCACCATCCTCGCCGCCGTTCCGCGCCTGCAGCAGGATCCGGCGCAGGTCATCGTGCTGACCGGCGAGGATGGCCGCATCATCAGCACCGGCACCGACAGCCTCAGCTTCGAAATGCACTACACCGCACTGGTGTGGGTGCTGGGCCTGTCCGAACACCCTGACACGGTGATCGTCCCCGTCCTGGCATGGCACAAGCTGCAACAGGCCGAGCTGTACGCCGACCCCACCAAGACCGCAGGCGCCTTCGCCTTCAGCGCCCAGCTGCTCGAAGACACACAGACCATCGACCTGCACCTGCGCCTGCAGATGACCGAGCGCGTGCTGGTGCGCCACAACGAAGCCACCGGCCTCGTCACAGCCGCCCACCACGTGCCCGAGCCAGGCCCCATCGGCTTTGCCGACAAGCCCGAGCGCTGGCAACTCGACCTGCTGCACCCCGATGGCGAGCGGCAAACCCTGGGCACCTTCGACGGCCCCGCCCTGCCACGCGCGCGCCAGTACCTCGACGCGCTCGGCATCCCACGCGCATGAGCGCCGCCACGCTGCAAGACCTCGCCAACTGGCTGCAGCCCATGTTGGCCGCGCTGCAACCCGCTGCGCGCCGCACGCTCGCAGGCCAAATCGCGCGCGAGCTGCGGCGCCAGAATCAAGCCACCATGCGCGCGCAGACCTCGCCCGACGGCGAGCCATGGGAGGCGCGCCGCAAGCGCATCGTGGGCAGCCGCAGCCCGCGCAGCGGGGCCGCACGCGCACGCCAGCGCACCGGCCCCATGATGGCCAAGCTGCGCCAGACCCGCTACCTGCCCACCACCGCCAGCGCCGACGCCGCCACACTCACCTTTGCCGGCCGCGTCCTGCGCATCGCCCGCGTGCACCATGAAGGCTTGGTCGACCGCGTATCCCCCGGCGGCCCCGAACACGCCTACGCCGCCCGTCCGCTGATCGGCATCAGCAACACCACCGCCGACGCCATCCGCGCCCTCGTCCTGGCCCACCTTCAGGCCGCCGCCATCGGCAAATAGCTCCAAAAAAAGTAGCACCCACTGCTACAAGCGCCACCTCTGGCGCCCACACGCACGCGCCGGCAACATGCCGGCAATGCTGCCCGACCAGTACAACCCCGAGACCGACCCGCAGGAAGCCGCGCGCGCCATCGGCATGCTGCTGCGCACCGGCACCGTGACCGAGGTTGACGTGTCCAAGGCCCTTGTGCGCTTCGCCACCGGCGACATCACCACCGACTGGCTGCCTTGGTTCGAGCGTCGCGCCGGCGGCGCCAGCGGCGGCCGCAGTTGGTGGCCCCCTGTCGTCGGAGAGCAGGGCTTGCTGCTCGCCCCCGGCGGCGACCTCGCCCGCGCCGTCATCCTGCCCGGCATGTTTTCAGACGCCATGCCCGCCGGCGCCAATCAGGCCGCCACCGCGCGCGAGGACTTCGACGCCACCGATTTCTGGCAATGGCAAGACGGCACCTTGCGGGCCGAATGCACCCAGTCCATCGTGCTGAAGGTCGGCGGCTCCACGCTCACCATCACCACCGACGCCATCCGCATGAGCGCCGGCGGCGCCACGCTCGACGTGGCCAGCGGCATCGTTACGGGTGAAAGCGATGTCGTCAGCGGCGGCGTCAGCCTGCGCACGCACACGCACACCAAGGTCATGCCTGGCCCAGCACTCACGGGGCCACCCGCATGATGAACCGCACCACCGGCCGCACCATCGGCGACGCCGATCACCTGCGTCAGTCCGTCGCCGACATCCTCACCACCCCCATCGGCTCGCGCGTCATGCGCCGCAGCTATGGCAGTCTGGTTCCGGCGCTCATCGACCAGCCGCATAACCGCGCCCTCGCCGGCCGCGTCTGCGCAGCAGCAGCATCCGCCCTCATGCGCTGGGAGCCGCGCCTGCTTGTGCGCCGCATCCAGCTGCGCCGCGACACCGACCACGCCAGCCGCGGCACCCTGTACATCGACGCCAGCGTGCGCGCCATCGGCCGCGCCCAACCCATCGCCCTGGAGGTCCGGCTGTGACCACCGCGCAAGACCTAAGCGCCCTGCCACCCCCCGCCGTCGTCGAACTGCTCGACTACGAAGCCATCCTCGCCGCCCACCGCGCCGACCTCATCGCGCGCCACCCCGAAGCGGCCGAGGTCATCGCGCTCGAAAGCGAACCCCTCACCAAGCTGATCGAATCGCACGCCTACCGCGAACTGCTCTACCGCGCCCGCGTCAACGACGCCGCGCGGCGCCAGCTGCTGGCCTTCGCCACCGGCACCGACCTCGACCACAAGGGCGCCTTCTACGGCCTGCCACGCCTGCCCGGCGAGGGCGACGAGCGCTACCGCCTGCGCATCCAGCTGCGCATCCGCGCCCTGGCCGGCAACGGCACGCGCGAAGCCTACGAACTCGCCGCCCTCACCGCCGCCCCCCAGCTGCGCGCCGCCCGCGCCACCCAGACCGTGCCCGGCACCGTGTTGGTGCTGCTGTGGCCCGCTGTGCCCGCCGATGGCCCGGCCGCCCTGGCCACCGTCACCGCCGCCCTCAATGCCGATGCCCAGCGCATCCTGGGCGTCAACCTCGTTGTCGCACTCGCCCGCCCGCGCCCCATCCACATCAGCGCCCGCATCACCCGCCTGCCCAGCGCACCGGCCGACCTGGTGGCGCAGCTCGCCGCCGCCCTGCCCGGCATCATCGAAGCCGGCGCCGCCCTGGGGCAAGACCTGTCCCGCGCCTGGATCACCGCCCGCCTCATGGCCGACGGCGTGGCCCACGTCAGCTACCCCGACCCCGCCGCCCCGGCCGAACTCACGCCCCTGGCCGACGACGAATACGCCACCGCCGGCACCATCACACTGATCGACGCGGGGGGCATGCCGTGACCGACCCGCGCCCCACCATCCTGCCCACCGGCAGCACCGCCCTTGAACGCGCCGTCGATCAATCGGCGCCGCGCTGGGACACGCTGGCCGCCGCCGCCCACCCCCTCGACGGCCGCCACCCCGAACCCTTCAAGCCTTGGCTGGCCGCCGAATGGGCGCTGGCCGAATTTGCCCGCTACTTCGCCACCACCGACGCGCTGATCGCCGCCGCCCTGCCCTGGCTCATGCAGCGCGGCACCGCCGCCGCCGTGCAGTGCGCCCTGGGCTGGCTGGGCCACACCAACGCCACCGTCGATCAGGACGGGGCCTGGCTCCACATAGATCCCGGCCGCCTGGTCAACCCGGCAGAACTGCCCGCCATCGCCCACGTCGTGCGCGCCAGCATCCCGGCGCACGTCAATTTCTTTCGCGTCTATCACATGCTCGATGGTCGTGCCATCGAGCTCGACGCCGGCCGCCTCGACGAGGGCCTGCTCGACGGCGACACCGGCGAACCATTCCCCGTCGACCCCTGGGGCGATCCGCTCATCCTTTCGCAGGGCGACGGGCACCTGCGCCAGGCCCCCGCGCCCGCGCTCGCCCCCGTCATCCACGCGCACCTGCAATGCGCGGCCCGCCACGCCCGCCGTCCCGACGAACTGCGCCTCGACGCCTGGACGCTCGATGGCGAATGGGACGCACCGCCAACCCACGCCAGCACCCAGACCAGCCTGCGCCAGGCCCCCGACTGGCACCCACCCGAGCCCATCGCATCGCAATCCCTGTGGCTGCACCTCGCCGCGGCACCCTCGCCCCTGAACGCACCGCCCACCGCCGCCCACGCCGGCACCCAGGCCCGCCTGGCCGCACCCATCCATAGGCAGTCCGCTCCCTGGGTTGGCCGCTGGGACAACAGTCCATGGGCGCTGTCATTCGACCACAACAGCATCACCACGGAGCCCTGACACATGCTATTCCTCCAAGACGCCGGCCGCACCAAACTCGCGCAGACCATCGCCGCCCTGTCCATCCACCTGGCCATCGGCCGCGGCCTGCCCGCCTGGGACAGCGCCCCCGAACCCCCGCCCGCCACCGCCACGCAGCTGGTCGACGAAATCGGCCGCCTGCGCGTCATCGACATCACCTACGTCGTGCCCCACGAAGCGGGCAGCATCACCATGCCGGCCGGTGCCCGCTACAAACCCAGCGCCGAACCCACCCGCTGGCTGCTGCTGCGCGCCAACCTCGAATTTGGCCACGCCCAGGGCGAGCAGGTGCGCGAATTCGGCGTCTTCATCGGCGGCGCCACCGACCCCGCCCTGCCCCCCGGGCAGCTGTATTTCAGCCGGGCCCAGGTCACCGACATCGGCACCCCCTACGCCATCGAGCGCCACCCCGTCGAAACCCGCAGCGGCGAAAAAAGCACGCTCCAAATGGTCGTCCTGCCCTTCTGACACGCCATGGCCATCTACAACACCCACAACCCCGCCGACGGTTACGACAGCGTCGATTTCCACGCCGACCGCCGCCTGCAAAGCCGCGAACTCAACGAGCTGCAAAGCCTGAGCGAGCAGCGCCTGCGCGGCATCGCCGGCGCGCTTTTCGACGAGGGCAGCATCATCCGTGACGCCCGCTGCTGGGTCGACCTGGCCAGCGCCACGGCCAGCCTGGAGGCCGGCGCCCTCTACGTCGCCGGCGCCGTGCGCGGCGCGCCACCGGCGCAGCTGCCCGTGGCCATCACCGGCACCGTTCAGGTGGGCGTGTACCTGCAGACCGAGGTCGTCAGCGAAATCGACGAGCCGGCGCTGCGCAACCCCGCCGTCGGCACCCGCGGCTATCTCGAAGCCGGCGCCAGCCGCACCCGCCGCCGCCTAGTGTGGGGCGTGGCCGGCGACGGCACCCCCGGCGAATTCTTCGCCGTCTGGGAAATCGAAGACGGCGTCGTCAAGCCCCGCGATGCCGCCCCCACGCTCAGCGCCATCACCCAGGCCATCAGCCGCTATGACCGCGACTCCAGTGGTGGAACCTACGTCGTCGACGGCCTGCGCACCGAGGCACTGGCCGACGCCGATGGCGCCCAGGTCTACAGCATCGCCGCCGGCCGCGCCCGCGTCGGCGGCACCGCCGTCGAACTACCCGTCGCCCGCCGCCTGGTGCTGCGCACCGCCCCCGACACCGCCCAGGTCGACGCCGAGCCGCACGTCAGCGATGGCCCCGCCGCCCAGCACATCGAGTTCGACCGCACCCCCGTCGACATCAGCACCGTGCAGGTGCGCATCATGGCGCGCCGCACCGTCAACGTCACCCACGGCAGCATCGTCGGCGCCGCCGACCCCCTGCCCGACAGCAGCGTGCTCGTCATCGAATCCGTCACTCAGGGCGCCACCACGTTTCAGCAGGGCGCCGACTGGCTGTTCGTCGGTGGCCAGCTCGACTGGAGCCCCGGCGGCGCCGAACCCGCCCCCGGCAGCAGCTACAGCGTCACCTACCAGCACAAAACGCTCGCCACGCCACAAAACCTCACGGCCACCAGCCTCGACGTTGTCGGCTCCGTGGCAGGCACCCTGATCGAGCTGACCTACCGGCACAAGCTGCGCCGCATCGACGCCATCGTCATCGACGCCGACGGCCAGATCGGCGCCGTGCGCGGCGTCCCGCACGAGCGCGAACCCGCCCCGCCCGTCATCCCCGGCGGCCACATCGAACTGGCCCGCGTGCACCAGCGCTGGGACGACGGCCGCCGCATCGAACTCAGCGCCGTGCGCACCGTCGCCATGGCGGAGCTGGTCCGCTACGACACGCGCCTGGACGACGTCAACCGCCGCATTGCCGAGCTGCGCCTGGCCGTCTCCGTGGCGGGCCGCTACAGCGGCATCAAGCACGGCCAGTTTGCCGACCCGATGCTCGATGAAAGCATGCGCGATGCCGGCATAGCGCAGACCGCCCACATCGCCGCCGGCTGGCTGCAGCTCGACGACAACATCGACGCCACCATCATCGACGACGAGCGCGCCACGTCTGTGACCATGCAACACACGCTGGCGCCGCTGCTCACGCAGCCGCTGCACACCGGCTGGGCCACCATCAGCCCCGTCGCCGACGCCCCCTCCGCAGCCCTGCCACCCGTCGTCACCCTCACCATCACGCCGCCCATCGACCGCTGGTCGGCCGGGCAGCACCAGGCGCGCACGGCCTTCGCCGGCTTCCGCATGGCGCGCGGCGAGACAATGAGCGACGAAGACCTCCGCGCCGCCGCGTATGAGAAATACCTCATCACACCCAACGCGCAACTGCCCACCACCATCCGCCCGCGCCAGCTTTTGCTGGCGCTGACCGGCCTGCGCCCCGGCGAGGCCATTCAGTCCTGCCAGTTCGCCGGCCTGCCCGTGGGCGTCAGCAGCCCACCCGGCGCCGCCACGGCCGATGCCTCGGGCCGGCTCACCGCCACCATCAACATCCCCGAGGGCGTGCCCTCCGGCACCGTCGCAGTGCAAATCACCGGCACCCACGGCAGCACCGCCACCAACACCTACACCGCCCAGCCCTTTGCCAGCGTGACTGGCCAAGTCTGGTACTACGGAACCTACGGCAAGCTGTGGACCTCCGTGAACATGGAGATCGACCTGTGACCACCGCCCCCGCCGCCCATCTTCTCGCCCAGCTCGTCAACCCGCCGCCCGGCACCCAGTGCGCCGGCGCCCGACTGTGGCTGGCCGACATCACCGCCGACATGCTGGTGCAGCTGCGCCCCGCCCCCGATGGCGCGCCCAACAGCACCGTACTGGGTGAAAGCCTGCTCACCCCAGACGTCTGGGCCACCCACGGCGCCGCCGGCAGCCTGTTCAGCTGGGCGCCCGTTCGGCTTGAAGCGCAGAAATACGCCATCGTCGCCATCGGCGGCGGCGCCGGCGCCAAAATCGCCCAGGCGCAAATCGGCGCGCAAGACGCCGCCAGCGGAAAGTGGGTGGGCGCCCAGCCCTACCAGGTCGACGCCTTGCTCAGCCAGGGCGGCGACGGCACCTGGACGCCGCGCCTGGACGCCTGCCTGCGATTCGAGCTGCTCACTCCGCACTACGACCCGCCACAGCAAACCGTCCACCTGGGCGCAGTCCATGTCGACGGCGCCACCGACCTCGCCATCGAAGCCGGCGTCATCAGCCCAGAACCCAGCGCCGGCTGCGCGTTCCAACTCACGCTCGACGACGGCCGCCAGTTCACCATGCCGCCGCGCCAGCGACAGCAGCTGCCCGCGGCCTACACCGGCAACGTCAACGTCACCGCCATCCTGCAGGCCGGCGCCAGCATGGGCGCCGTGCTGGAACCCGGCACCGCCCTGCTGCACGGCGCCGTCGCCACCACCGGCAGCTACGTCAGCACCCGCATCGCCGCCGCCGGCGGCACCGACCTGCGCGTCGAATTCGACGCCCACATACCCCCGGGCGCCGCCGTGCAAGTGAGCATGCAACCCGACGGCGCCAGCACCTGGACCGACGTGCCCTTCCACGACAGCACCCCCGGCCGCGCCGGCGTCATCGGCGTGGAACACCGCCTGACCAACATCAACACCGCCGGCCTGCGCCTGCGCCTGCTGCTCACCGGCACTCCGCTGGCGCGCCCCTTCGTCACCAACCTGCGCGCCGTCGTGCTATAAAAAACATGAGCGTCATCATCGACCAGCGCACCACCGCCCTGGGCCTGCGCCTGCCCCACCCGTCCAACCAGCTCGACGCCGACGTGCTGCGCCTCATCGACGCGCTGCAGGCCATCGACAGCGCCTGCGCCGCCGGCTTCATCAGCGCCGGCGAGCGCGAAAAACTCGCCACCATCGCCGCGGGCGCCACCGTCAACGCCACCGACGACCAACTGCGCGCCCGCAGCAGCCACACCGGCACCCAGGCCATCAGCACCATCACCAACCTGCAAGCCGTGCTCGACGCCCTGCAAACCAGCATCAACGGCAAGCAAGCCGCACTGGTCAGCGGCACCAACATCAAAACCGTCGGCGGCCAGAGCCTGCTGGGCGCGGGCAATGTCACAGTGCAGCAGTGGGCGCGCTCCACCAGCACCACCGCCCACGACAACGCCGACCTGGCAGACGGCACCCGCTACGACGTGGAGAGTGGCACCGGCCGTTACCTGCCCAACGCCCCCGCCATCGGCTTCAGGGTGGCCCTGATCGACGGCGCCAACCTGTTCGGCGCCGGCACCTGGGTGCTGCGCCGGCGCAATGCCAGCCACCGCATCAACAACCTGGCCGAGGATTGCGTGTTCAATTTCAATGCAGGCATCGTCAGCGTCGAATACACCGCCGCCAACCGCTGGGCACTGGCATGAGCAGCCTCGCCCAACTCCTGGGCCGCACGCCCCTCAGCATTCAGAAAATCACCGGCACCGCGGGGAGCGGCACACAGCACACCAACCTGACGATTGCGCCCGTCAACACGGCCACATCGGTGATTTTCATGTCGGCATTTGGCTCCTATCAAACAGGGGTGGCGGCCGCGCTGGTGGGCGCGGACAAAGTCCGCGTCTCCATCTATTTAGGTGACAACCTGTGGGCGCCGTTCTCGCTGTCGGTCGTGGACTTCGGCGCCATGGTGCGCAGCGTGCAGCGTGGCACCCTGGACGCCGGGGCAGAGGGCAGCGTGGCGCTGCCGCTGGCCACCATCAACGCATCGCGCGCCATCGCCATCGTCTCCCCTGTACAAAACCACAAAAACAGCGTGAGCGGCGCACTGACGCACACGCTGACCAACACCCACCTCACCATCAATCGACAGGGGTATTGCTGGTACTACTGGCAGGTTATGGAGTTTCATTGAAATGCACTACGCCCAGATCGACCCCGCCAC